TTCCACCATACGCTCTGCAACCACTGAAGCTCGAGCCGTAAGACTGAAGGCTGTCATATGCTTGCCCCCCAGTACAGGTCGACTCGATTGTTAAGCCAATCCCAGAAGATCTCTTGGATAGCCTCTTCGTCTTCTTCTTGGAACATAATGAACGGTCGAGCGGGAATGGCCGCCATAGCGGTCCTGTCTCCACCCTTCTCGTCCATGATTTCAAATGCTCGCCGGTTGATTGCACCGGGTCGAGCACCTGATCCGAGTTCCTTCTTAGCCGCCTCGATATGCGCACCGAAGCCAGGCGTACCACCTTGCATCAGTGCACCGTACCAGGCTTTAGAACCCAACGAAGTAATTACGGCACCGTTCTGAGAGATCTCCCAGATACTAAAGGACGTGGCTACCTTACGAAGTCGGCCTGAGCGGACCAAGATCGGCCCTGTTGACTTACGAACTTGCACAGTGTAAGGTGCCAGAGGAGCCCACGGCTCAGGACGACCCTGCGCATCGAAGTTCCGACGGAACGATGGGATCATTACCTCTTTGACGGCACGTGTGAGGGGCTCGCGGAATGACCGAATGTCCGTACCGAGCTTGTCAATGTTTCGTGCCAGGATTCCGATGGAGGGTTCGAAATCGAAATCGATCCCTGTGAGCTGCCTAGCGAAACCCAACTGACCGACGGCAGCTGTAATATCTCGGTTGCGGGGGCGAGCGCCACGGGATGCTGACGGTGCTGATGTTCGACGCTTAGGAGGTGTTGCCATGCCTCAGAACACCTTGCCCATACTGAACTTGGCGTCTCCAAGGGAGTTGTCTCCCCATTCACCAGCACACAAAGACGACGAAAGATCGGTCGGGTAGAATCCAGGCTGGCCCGCAGAAGACGAGGAAGGACTAATGCCCGGAAGTGTGATAGTAGTGTCGATGATGCCTTTGATTAGCATCTCGGCATTCAGCTGAAGTTGGTATGCAAACGAAGGACTGCCGTCCTCGTCTTCGGAGTATACCTTGCGGTACATGAAGGCCACGTACATCTTGGCAATGGCAACGCGAACAAGACGAGGTGTGGTGGTTGTAGTAAGCCAAGTGGACACGTCGTACGTAGCCGCGATACGACCGAGCACTTCAGCTTCGATCTGGTCCAACAGGCTCTCGTCGAGACTACCTAGGGTCAGCTTGCCAGTAGCCGCCCATCCTTGGGCGTCCTGAATAGTAATCAACGACATGGAGACACCTCCTGTTGGTATATAGGACGGAGCGGGACCCCTCATGATCGCCAGGGCGTCGATCATGGGCGCGTCGGGGTCCCGCTCCGATGGAACTTAGGAGCGGTTGGTGCGACCGTTCCCATCAGTGCTGTCGTTGGCCTCGTTCTCGTCCGCGTCTTCCTCGAACGGGTTACGAGTCATCTCGTCGGTGGCGAGGGCCGTTCCGGCCACACCGCCCTTGGCGAGTTCCCCTTCGTCGTCGAACCGGCCGGCCCACTCCTCGGGCTCACCCGAACTCGGGTCGCGGTTCTCGTCGACGTCCTTCAGAGGGTTCTTCGACTCGTTGTCATTTCCCATCGGAGTCACCCTCCTTCGGCGTTGCAGACGTCTTCGGCGCCTCAGGCGTCACAGTGGCGGACTTGGAGTCACCAGTGCTGACAACCTCGTCGGCGTCGCGCTGCTCGAGGGCGCCGGCGTCCCACAGCTCCTTCATCGTTTCCGTCTCGAGACCGGTGACCTTGTCACCTGGCTCGAAGCTGTACGACTCAACGCCGTTGTCGACGACGCGACCGCCTTCGATCTTGGTCACGGCCACGAAATCCTTCGCCATTGCTTTGTCCTTTCCGGTGACAGCGGCTGTTAAGCCACAGCCGCCTTGATGACGTAGCCGGCGATGGCCTTGCCGGCGTCCGAGGTGCCCGGGTCGCCCTGGGCCACGAGCTTGAGGTCGTACGCACGCTGCACGCGGATGAGGTCCGACTTCCGCTGCGTCTCACGCCAGCGGTCGACGTACTGACCCTCCCACGTGAACTCGTACCCGAAGGCAGGAATGCGCAGGCCGGCGCGAGCCGGCACGTACGCGAAGACCACGTCCTTGCCCCACAGGTAGCCGAGCGAGGCGGCCTGACCGAGGGCGGCGTTGTTGATGCCGACGCCGGGAACGATGATCTTCTCCACGCCGATGATCGAAGCGATCAGCTCCTTGGTGACGATGCCACGCTCGGAGTACTTGATGCGCTCGATGAAGTCCGGGTGGTCCTCCAGGACAGTCATGACCTGGTAGGGGATGATCGCGACGTTGGGCTCGGTGAAGATGCGGGCGTGGATCGCCGACTTCGCCGCGCGCATGTTCGCGATCGGGTCCGAGTTGGTGTAGTCGGACCACTGCGAGGTGCCCGCCAACGTGACCGAGAGGCCCGTAGCGTAGTTCGCCGCCGTGGTCACCAGCGTCTTCATGGCGACCTCACGGCCGAGCATGATCTTGGCGGTGACCATCTCCGTGGCGTCACGGTCCGGCGCCAGCGGCGAGTCGACGTTCTTCCGCTCCTCGTCGGTGACGGGGATCTGAAGCGCGTGCTCCTGAGCGTAGTACGTGTCCAGCGAGACCTGCAGACCAGGCACCTCGTTGGCGACGGTGCCGGGCGCACGGAGGTCGTCTTCCGGCTTCCAGCCCTCGCGGCCGAAGATGTAGTACTTGTCCGACTGCTTGAGGACGGGGACGGACGGGAAGAGCTCTTCGCCCACGAAGCCGTTGTTCGGCCATGCGACAGAGATCTGAGTAAGGACCTTGTCGATGTGGGAGTTCTGCGACCCGGTCGGTGCGTAACCAGCCATCTGTATTTACTCCTTCCGGGTCTAGTTAGGGAACGATCCGGCCGGCGGGCACGAGGAAGACGTCGATCTGGTCTCCGATCGCGGCCGCGGCCTGAAGCGCGATGCCCGCAACGCGGGACGTGGAAGCGGCCGTAACAGCTCGGCCGGCGGTGTCGGTGGAAACCTCAGCCATGATGGCGACCGCAGCACCGGCGGTGACCCGCGAGATGCCGAGGAGCCGAACGTCGACGACGGCCTTGCCCGTAAGAACCTTGGCCTGGTCGACATTCTCCTGCACGACGCCGATCGGAACCTGCGTGATGGCCGAGCACCGGTCGATGGTCTGAGAGGCCGTAAGCCGCACGAAGCGGAAGGCCTGGACCCCATTGACGTCCGAGGAGGCGTACGTCGAGACGGCAGTGTAGCCCTTGTCGATGTCAGCGTAGTTGCCCATGAGTGGTATGCCTCCTTACAGGGTGTCGAGGGGGATGAAGACGGCCTTGCGGTACTCCGTGTACAGCTCCGGGGACGTGCGCGCGACCTCGTCGAAGGCGTTGATGCGCGTCATCGGGTTGGTGTCCGTGCCGACGATCTTATCCACTGCGGCGTTGAACTTGCTGACCGCGTCGCTGGAGCCCGAGTTGTTCTCGTCCCGGTTGCCAGCGTCGTTGTGGCCAGCCTCGCCGAGCTGCGTGAGACCATCCTTGGTGAGCGACTGCATGAACGCGTACAGCTTGTCCGAGAACGCCTGCGGCGTACCAGTCATGAGGGCCATAGCGTCGTTGAGCTGCTGTGCCGAGAACGACCACTTGGAGGTCGCCAGCTGAGAGAGCCGCTGCTGGGTCTCAGCGAGCTGTGCCTTCGCGTTGGCTTCCTTCAGGAGCGCGGTCTGCTGCTCCATCTGGTCCATGAAGGCCTTGATGACGGGATTGCCCTCAGCCAACTGCGCGAGCGCAGTCAGGTTCGGGTCGTTCGCGGGTGGGGTCCCGAGCTTCGCCGCCTCGGAGAGAGTGTTGATGCGACCATCAACCTCAGCATCCGTGGCAGTCTCAGCGAGACCCAGCTTCCGGCGAAGCTCCTTCGGGTCCACCTGATCTCCTTGACTGTTGGTGGGTGGTACGGGCGGTGCAGGATCGGTAGGCTTCCCAAAGGTCAGCTCCGACAGGTTGAGCGGTACGAGGTTCTTCATGTAGGGCCGGTTCGTAACGCCCCCGCCGAACACTACGTCCTTGTACTTCTTGCCGCTCTGATCGGTCCACTCATCGGCGATCTCCGACGAAAAGTAGCGGAACTCCTTCTCCTTGACGGACTTGTACCCGTTAGGGGTCCAGTCCACCAGGAGCCAAAGGTCCTGCTTCCCTGACGTCGAGTTCAGTTCCGACTTGGCGTCCTTAACCCAGCCCGCAGCCATGTTGCCCTTGGATGCGTCCTGTTTGTGGTCGTAGTCGATGTCCGGATCAACCTCGCGGTACTTCTCCTTGACAGACTTGACGAAGCCGCCAATCTTGTCATCGGTGAACTTGAGGTCGCCATACACGGGATGCTTCCAGTCACCGCCAGGAAGGGCGTGCACCCAGGACAACTTCTCGCCGTTGGGACCGTCGAAGAACGTGAGCGATGCCGTATCGCTGTAGTAAGCGTATGTCGACACCTTCACCCCTTTCCTCCTGGTCGGTCAATCTGATTATATAGTGTTCCCGTGAGCCTAGCAAGGGGTCAGTAGGTCCCCGAGGGACTATCTACCCCCTACTGCTTCCCTCGGCTCCTGTTTCCGCTGTGCGATCCCCCGTTTCGGTCGACTCCGGTGTTGCTTCGGCCCGCGCCGGCTG